CTCGTGATTTTCGTAGTGTTTTACTGCTGCGTCATAGTAGTCGCCCATGTTATGATCTGCGACCCCATCAAATCTTGTGTCGTTTGCATCCTCAAGTTTATTAACTGGATGAGTATGAACGTATCCAGCAAGCCATGGAGGAGTCGTTGGAACAATATCATTACCATGTACAAACCTGTAGTGTTCAAGATCTTTAATCCTCCTTTTCAATCTACGTCCACCTGGTCTTGGCGAACCTGCAGTAATTAGTGCTATGTTTTTATTACCTGATTCCCAAAGTAAATCAGCAATCAAAGTTGCAGTTGCTCCACCAAGGGAGTGACCTGCTATAACAAGTTTTCTTTTAGGATCTAATCCTTCATAAGCAACTACCAATTCTGCTAATGTTCTATTAGCATTATTTTTAAATCCCCTATGACAATCATCTCTTTTGATTAAAAACTTTAGATTAGTAATCCAATCAGTAGTTTCATTTGTGCCTTCTACCGCAAGGATAGTATATCCTTCTATCTCTCTACTAACCAGATAGTCTTTTTCATTTGGATAAACATCTCTACAACATTTCAATGCTTCGAGAACCACCTCTTTTGGAAGAGTTCCTTTACAAGTCATTTCTCCTACGCAACTAAACTATATAGTATTTTACTGTGAGGGTAGGAGTCGAACCTACAAGTCCCGCCAAGAACATCAGTTAAACAGACTGACACGTTTACCAATTTCGTCACCTCACAAAGGAATCCCTAATCAGGGATTGCTTGCATGATACGTGTTACGCCTATCCCTCCTCCACTTCTAGGGAAGAAGTCAAACTCAAGGAACTCATCAAGTTCCTTTTCAACTCTTTCCTTACCAAATAATTTAAAGAGTAGTTCAGCATATTGACCATCAGAAATAGTATGGAATGTTTCACGCATCTGTTCCTTATCGGTGCTACGTTCCGCACTACCAATAGTTTCTTTACCATCTAAGATAACATCAATCTTCTTACTGGTATCATCAGCATTTCTTGCCATGTTCCAGAAAGGTGATGTCCACTCAGGGAACTTAGTAATCATACCCCTGCCGATAGTTCTCTCATGGTCATGGTCTAGTTCTTTCACCTTAAATATATCACCCCATTGCTCATAAGTTTTTACCTGTAATGGTTCTACTGGTATACCTAAATGCTCGCACAATTCCATTTCCATCTCTCTAAGGTCATCTACACCACCATGCATTTCAAACTCAAACATAGGGAAGATAACTTCATGTCTACCTGGCACAGGATTAGGTTCTTGTCTATATGAAGTTGATACACAAAAGAATCCTGGTGCCTCTGGGTTTCTGAGTAGTTCATATTCCAACCACATCTGTCCTGTCTGTGGTAGTGGCCATATCTCTCCATTGTATTCATATGTTGCTACTGTCTCTGGGTCTTCACATGCAGCAAGGATACTTAAACGATTCTGAGTATGAACTTCTAGAAAACCTTTAGACAAAAAAAATGACCTTAATAGGTCAACGGTCTTGGTATATTTTTTGGGGTCAATAATACTTGTCATTATTTTAAGCTAAACTGATTTATTTAGACATTCCTTCCTTTAACTTTTGCCATAAAGTCTTGATATGAAAGAAATTCTTTGATAGCAGGTTTCTCATGCTTTTCTTTACTGCCAATTTTCTTCTTCATTTTTTCAAAATCATCATATTGAATTGCTTCATTCTTTGGACGGCAATCAGGAACTAACTTACCACCTTTCATTTTCATACCAACTTTTTTATGAGTCTTCCAACACTCATCTACCTTTTTCTTTTCAGGAAGACCTTTATGCTTAGTCTTTGCAAACTTCTTAGCATCTTTCATACTAATATCATTTGCAACATCTAGAACTTCTTTAGATGGATTATCCATCTCACCCTTCTGGGCAGCACGAACCATGCCAAAGAAACGTTGTTGTTTTTTAGATACTGCTGGCATTATCCTTTGGGGTATCTACCCTGTGATGGATCTTTTGCTCTTGCTGCTGCGTTTTCTTTATCAACTTTTGCTTGATGAGCACGAGCCTTTGCTTTATCAGCAGCACTCTGTGGTTTTCTAGGGTTGTCCTTACTTACATACCCACTCTTACCAACCTCTTTTCTAATCTTATCAAGAACAAAATTGAATGCTTTATCCTCTTCTCTAATATTATCAGGAACATTCTCAGTGCTACCAGAAACATACTTAGCATGTTCTCTTCTCTTCATTGCTCTTCGTACTCTTGCTCCAGCATCCATTGCCTTTTGAGGTTTTCTTTCTTCCTTTTTCTTTGTTCTACCAATCATTGTTAAAACACCTTCACCCATTCCAAATTTTGGATTCTTTTTAATATATTCTTGTGCCCTGTCTAATTCTTTTTGATCTCTTGGATGTCTTCCTTTTTTCTTTTCTTCTTCCTTTGCTTCACTTACGCCAGCACCTTTAGACATAGATGCTCTCAATGCTATATCAGTATATCCACTGTCCTTAGCATCTTTCTTTAAAAACTTCCTTGCTTTCTCATTTTCTTTAGCACGTTTCTCTAATGCATTCTCTTCGTTTGCAACATAGTTTGATTGGTCAGTTGCACGAGTAGACTTTGGTTCTTCACCTTGCTTTGCTTCTTTCTTTGCCTGTGCTAAATCTTTTCTTCTCAATCTTAATTTCTGTCTATCTATTATCATCTGCTTCATATCAAGTCTTTGATGCTGCCCAGTAGTATCTGCCTCTACCATACCAATCAGTTCACCACCAATCTCCTCTACTGCTTCTCCTAGTTTAGGATTGATAATTATTTTATTTTTTATACCTTTCTTCTCAGACACTTTTTTCTCAGTATCTTTTTCAGTCATTGGAGTATCAATAACTTCAGCAAGATTAAACTCTTCTCTCCAATTAGATAACTTAGACATTCTATTGCTTTTTATTTTTTCTATACTTATTTATGAAGTTCCTTATTTTTTGAGTGCCTGTCATTCTCATAACATATTCTCTATGAGAATCAGTTCCAATCAATCTCTGATCTGCAGGAACACCAGATGGTCCAGAGTAATTTACAACTGCTTCCATCACATCTCTAATCCAAGACTTAAACATATTGTTTTGTTCTGTCACACATATTAGATAGTTAGTCCCTCTACGCATTATTCTACCAACCAATCCAGTATTTAAACTCTCTACAAGATCTCCTATTTTAAAAATTTTCTTAGTAACATATTGTTCTCTAAGAGTTTGCTTATCATAACGTGGAGCAATTTGCCAATCAGCAAACTCTTCTTTCATTTTAGATGCTGCTTTAACTTTCATTCCGATACGAACAGCATTAAATAGTGCCTGTGCTTCTCCATCATCAATACCCTTTGGAGTTCCCTTACGAAATGCCTTAAAATCATCTCCCACTACTGCTTTTCTCATCTTAGATGCAGACATTCCCTCTACACCTTCTGCATCTGCATCTCTTACACCAGCAGATATAACCCGAATCAAATCAAAATCATATAGCTCGCCATTATATTTTTGTGCTAAATTATCAAACTCTGCTTGCCTGTCTGCACCCACAATAATATTAATATTTTTATATCCATCTTCTGATGCTGATGTAAGAACATCAAAGATTGATTTCATATCAGGATCATTTATAATTTGCTCCTCAAAATCAGGGAACATCTTCCTCATATAAGAAACCTTCATGTCAGGATCGAGAGGATTTTTCTTTGCATCCTGTGTACGAGAAGGATATATTTTTAAATCTCCACCTTCTGCTGCTTTCTTTGCTGCTTTTAATAATTTTTCATGTCCTACTGTAGGAGGATTAAATCTACCAAAGGCAGTTGTTAACGTATCTCCACCTCCAGATTTACCACCTTCTTCTGTATCTGATGCTTTTGCTTTTGGTTTGGATGCAGGTTTTTGTTTAGGAGCACCAGCAAGTTTATCGTCAGCACGAGCAGTTTTCATCTGCTTGACTGGACCTTCATCTGCTTTTGATTGCTTCTTATTAGTAAACTTTAGTCTACCTTTATCAGTAATCGCCACCAAATTTCCACGAGAGTCAAACCAACTACCGTGTCCATCGCTTTTAAGGTTTAACTTCTTTGCCTGTAAGGATGCCTGTGAAGTTCCTGCCTCTGTTAGAAATAGTGAAAATCTTTTCATGTATATATTTAGTGTCTTTAATTACTCCAATTTATAATATGCTGATGCAATCGCTGATCGAGAGTTAGCATATAGATAGAAATCCTCACACAATTGATCCCTTTTAGTTTTGTTTTTAATAGATTTAACGATTTGAGCAAGTTGAACTCCTTGCGATTTTGAATATACCCAAGCAAGAAATTGATCTTCTTTCATATCATCTTGCATCTTTAAAAAATCAATTTTTTTAAATTTAGTTCCTAACAAATCTGTTAAACCTTTTTGCAGATCTTCAATTACAGTGTCTCTTTGAGATTTATTTTTAAGTTTATTTGCAACTTTAATATCTACCGTTCTTTTTGCAACACTTTTTTCATGCAATTTTAAAAGTAAATTTATTGGACCACCACCAATCTTGCCTTGATTAGCTTTAGATCCTTTTACTTCACCCTGCCAACCAGATAAATTATCTCCAGAAAATCCTCTAAATTGAATCTTAGTTCCATCTTTAAAGAGTATATACATATCCTTACTATCCCAAGTCAGTTCTATTCCATCAAATTCTTTTTCAGTTGCATCTTTTTTATCAAAATTTAAAAGTTTTAATGATGCATTATTAGACATTTTTTTCAATGACACACCAAACATTTTTGGATCTTGTGGATTAATCCTCTCATTCATACATTGGTTTAACCCTTTAATAGATTCTTCATTCTCTAAACATGTTGGATCATATTTTGGAGTAGTTACATAAATGTCTGCTGGAGACCATTTATTAATATCCATTCTTACTCCTTCTGCCTTTTTAATTCTTTTAAATTGATCTTCAATATTTTTAACAACACTATCTCCTCTATGAAACTTTATTCCTTTAAGATTTTTAAATTCATTATAAAGTTTATTCGCACCAAGGACAGATGATTCAATCCAAATATCAGGTAATTTATTTAAAATTTCATTCATATCACCATCAACGTCAAAAAGATTTTTATATTTTTTTACATTTGCTTGAGTCATATCTGCATTAGTAATCTCTCTACCCAATCCAAAAGCAACAGCAGCATAAACTGCCTGTGCAGATTCTGCAAGTTTTGTTAAAGCAGCTCCACCACCAGATCCACCACCCGTTGTTTTAAATAGTATTCTTAAAACAGAAGAAGAACTTTCTTCAATTTCTATACCTTCAAAACCAGAACCTGGAAGTTTCTTTTGTTCGTATTTGATTCCTGTTTTATCTAATTTTTGTTTTATATCTTCCCGAATATCAACCCTTTCTTTTCCAGTCACTTGGAGTTGAGTAATTCTATCAGTTGCCTTTTTTACTTCTGAATCATATCCAGAAAGAACTTGATTAAGAGCGAGTAATACTTCTGAGGTAGTTGTCACTTTTTACTTCTTTTTTGCAATGAGTTTGTCTCTCTCATCACCAAGTCTACTCATATTATATCTTGCGTGACCAGCTGCCTCACCCTCTCTACTAGCATAATCCATTGCCTTACGCACTGTTTTCTTCATCAATTTATTCTTTCTATCCAATCTATCATCAATACTTCTTTCTGCCTCAAATATTGCAACAATCTCTTCATCAGAAAACTTTTCTGATTCAATTAGTTTATCCAAGACTTCTATTTCTTCTTTCTTCATCTTATCCTCCTTACCCATAGATTTAGCGATTGCTTTTCTACGCTTCATCAAATACTTATCTGAACTATCCTTATCACCATCGTTATCAATATCACCATCTTCCTTACCAACAGGATCCATGCTTCCTTCTTTCATGTGGTCGGCAGCTTTATATCCTTTAACACCTGCTTTCATATTTTGATATGCTTTGGTGTTTGCTTTTTTATCAGCATTGGTTACAACCATCTGTGTATCTTTCTTCTCTTCCTTTTTCTCACCACCATATACTGCTTCATATACTGACGCAATACCTCTAAGACTTTTGGAATCCATTGTTAATACACTAGTTCTTCTCGAAGTATTTATAGATCACCTTCTTTTCGGTTTTCTGAATGATGCACATCAAACTCTCCACCAGGATAACGTGCTTTAAGTTTGTCTACATTCATCTCAATTACTTCATCAAATGTAGTATCTAATGCCATACATGCTTGAGCAAGATACCAACAAATATCCCCTAACTCTCTTTTCATGTGAAAAACATTATCTTCATTATATGGTTTACCTTGTAGAATAATCTTCTTCACTACCTCAGTAAACTCACCTGACTCAGCAGTAAGTCCAAGTGCAGCAGTCAGTAACTGAGGGATATTGCAATCATCTTCTAACTCAAGTTTGTTAGTTCTACTAATAAGTGCTGCATAGTTAAGACTTTCATTGCTAGTCACACCTTCAACAAACTCAAGGTATTTTTCTGTATTAACTTGTTTAGTCATTTATAAGAAAATAAAAAATCATTTACAAGACTATCTGCTTTTTCTTTTCCAAACTTACCAGTAAGAAATCCTCCTACTGGATCTAGTTTAGTCATGTAAGTATCAAAGTCTTTATATTTACTGGTATCAGTACCAGTTGGTTTCCCCAATTCTAACATATCTATGAACTTAGTCAAGTATTTTTCAAACATTGGCAAATGAGCATCAACCTCATATTCATTCACATATTGAATATAAATGTTTTTTGAAAAATGGTTACCTGGTTCAAAAAATCTATAATCTCCTCTACCTATGGGTAGTCCTTGAACTTCAAATAAAAAATCTTCTGTTGGATGTTGAAAGTCAAAGACTATTATAATTTTCTTAGGAGAAAACTTCATCAAGTCCATACCAAAGCAAGGAAGAAGTCCTGTTGGAACATTCGCATCTGTTTTTGGATATGCTATGCAATTAAAGATATCTACATTCTTACCATCACAGATATCTACCTGTCTTGATTTAAGTAAGTATGGATGAGAATGATCTATTGCATTCAAGGATGTTCCCTTTGCTTGCCATGATGCCCATAAGTTTTCAATCTTACATGGTAGCATTGACCTGTAGGTACTAATGTAGTTTTGCCAAATAGTCATTAGAATTTAAAGTCGTTAAATGTTTTTTTAAATTTCTTTTCTTCTGGTTCATACTCTTCCTCTTGCCCACTATCAACAATATCATCTTGTGCTTTCTGTTCACAATCATATAATCTCATCTTTGCTCTATCAATACCCACAACAAATCTTTTATTAACTGTGGGATCATTATACCTATTCTTCAACTGCTTTATCATTATTTGATTTAACGGTTCCAAGTCCTCTGTAGATATGAGAGCGAACATAAGGTCAGCAGTAGCAGGAAGTCCAAAGGATTCTGAAGTGTCAGTAAGCTCAACATCGCTAGACCCATAACCAGAACGAGTAGTTTGAGTAGCACTAACAATCGGTAAGTCAGCTTCGACAGCAAGACCCCGAAGCTCTTCTGCAATCGCCTTAATATAGGAATACGAATTAACATTACTTCCTGCCCTGTAACGTGAGGATGCACATATGTTCAAATAATCTATGAATATTATATCAGGTCTGAATGATTTCTTCAATGCCAACTCTTGTAGCAATGCTTTGAAGTGTCCACTATGTGCAGATGCAGTAGGATATTCCTTAATAATAAGAGTTCCTTGAGTCTTTTGAGAAAGGTTAGTTACCTTATCCTCAAACATTACTTTTGGTAAATCAGTTATGTCCTGTATATTAACATTAAGTAGGTTAGCATCGATCCTCTCCGCAATCTTTTCCTCTGCCATTTCGAGAGTGATGTAGAGGACATTCTTCCCTTGGAGGAGGACACTGCTAGCCACATGGCACATAAATAAACTCTTTCCAACCCCTGTGCCAGCAAGAGCAATGTTGAGAGTTTTATTCGGAAGACCTCCTTTCGTAATCTTGTCAAAGTATTCGAGGTCGAA